GGTTACTACGGTCCAGATCGTTTTCAGTTTATTGTTAACACCGCTGGAACTTGGACAGTTTCTCAAGCTTCTGATGGACCGGATGGGTTTGCACGGAGTTATGGATTGTCTTGTACTACCGCAGACGCTTCGCTTGCAGCAGGAGATTATGTATATGTTGCTCAGATTCTGGAAGGACAAGACTTACAACAACTCAAAAAAGGAACTGCTGACGCTGTATCAGTAACGCTTTCTTTTTGGGTAAAATCATCGAAGACAGGAACATACACTATTGAACTTCGTGATGTTGATAACGGCCGACATATTGCAAGTACTTACACTGTTGATGCTGCTAATACATGGGAATATAAAACAATAACTTACGCTGGTGATGCAACGGGCGCGTTTACAAATGATAACAACGCCTCACTTTATGTAAATTTCTGGTTAGCTGCAGGTAGTCAATACACGTCTGGAAGTCTCGCAACATCATGGGCATCACTGTCGGATGCAAATAGAGTTTCTGCAAGTAATGTTAATTTAGCTGATAGCACTTCCAACAATTTCTACATCACAGGCGTCCAACTAGAGGTCGGCTCGCAGGCAACCCCGTTTGAGCATCGCCCGTATGGGGATGAGCTTGCACGGTGTCAGAGGTATTATTGGCAAGAAGGTGGAGAGTCTGGCGTTGGTAATGACTATGTTATGTTTGGTCAAGGTTTAATTGGTGGTTCTGGCAAGGCTAATACGTTCCTTAATAACCCTGTTATTATGAGGGCAGAGCCTACGCTTTCTTTAACTTCTGCTTCTAATGGCTTTTATGTCAATGATGGCGTTGTTGCTAATGCAGGTGGAACAATTTCACCAGACCAAAGTGGTACGAAAATATCTAATGTACTTTTTAATAATACTACCTCAATGACAACAGGAAACCCCTGTGTCGTTTACAGAGACGGGACTGTCCAGTGTATTATAAAAGTAGATGCGGAGTTGTAGAAAATGAATGATATTCAAATTACAAACGCACAATACCAAAGAAGCTCTATGACTAATAAAGTTTCTATCATCCGTGCCACCATCGACGGACAAGAGATGTTCGTACCCTTAGACCCCGCCAACCGCCACTACGCCGAGATCCTGCGCCAAGTTGAGGCTGGCACACTAACCATTGCGGAGGCCGCACAATGACCGTAACGATTAACGGAACGACAGGCCTAGCTACTGATAGTGCGAGCGCAGTTGTAGAAACTGTTAGCCTCAATCACCCATCAAGCGCTACTGCTGCGATTACGCTCGATGCTAGTGATAATGTGACGCTTGCTGGCGATTTAAGTGTCGATACCGATACGCTCTATGTTGATTCCACGAACAATCGGGTTGGTATTGGGACGAGTTCGCCTGCCGCGATATTAGAGTTATCAGACGCGAATAATTTAAGATTTGATTTAGGAACAGATGGAACAAATGAAATTTTGTCGGTAAGCGGGTCAGATGATTTGTCGCTAAGATCTGGAGGCAGTGCAAACATTCTATTCAAAAATGGTTCTAGCGAAGCCATGCGTATCACCAACAGCGGCAACATTAATGTATCCGGTGATGACAAGCAGATATATTGGGGGTCAGGAACAACAGCGATAGACGGAAGTTCTTCTAATAGTCGTATTAGATTTTACACCAGCAACGCAGAACGCATGAGTCTTCAAGGCGACGCACTTACGCTAACAAATACAAAGACAGGCGTTACTAGTAGTGCAATGGTCTTTTCTAATGCTCAAGCAAGTGGTGCTTATAGAGTAAGGTTTGACGCTAACTCTTCAGTAATTGGTGACATTAGAGTTACTACAAGTTCAGTCGCTTACAATACTACATCAGATGCTCGTCTTAAAGAAAACGTGGTTGATCTTACTGGTGCAATAGATCGAGTTAATCAAATCCCCGTCCATCGCTTTAACTTCATTGCTGATCCAGACAGAACGGTAGACGGCTTCTTAGCTCACGAAGTTCAAGCTGTGGTTCCAGAAGCTGTGACTGGTACGCAAGATGGAATGAGAGACGAAGAGTACGAGGTCACGCCAGCAGTATTAGACGACGATGGCAACGTAGTCACAGAAGCAGTGATGGGTACTCGCAGCGTTCCTGATTATCAAGGTATAGATCAATCCAAACTCGTTCCATTGCTTACCGCTGCACTACGCGAAGCGTTAGTTAAAATTGAAACGCTGGAAACTGAAATGACTTCTGTGAAATCACGGCTTGATGCATTGGAGACCCCGTAATGCCACCGGGCGTTCACCTCTTTACAACTGCTGAACTGGTGATCGCTGGACTAGTTGTGCTATTAATCCTCATCGTTTCGAGGATAGGTAAATGAACGACAATCGCATCTTTGATTGGAGTGCTGTAGGCATTAGTGCTGGTGCGTTTTGGGAGATATTACCCAGCATTTCTGCGCTTTTATCTATTGTTTGGCTCAGTCTCAGAATATGGCAGCAGATTTCGGAGATGCGAAATGGACGGCGCAACGGTTGATCTAAGGCTCATCATAACATTGCTAGGTGTCGCTGCTTCGATTTTTGGTGGAGCGGCTGTTGCCAAGATGCGAATCAAAGATCTGCAAGAAGCAATATCTGAAATTCATTCGACGCTGAAGGCTAATGATAAACGCATCGATATTTTAGAAAATGGCTCATCCGTTACTTCCCAGAGATTAGATATTCTCGCTAAGATGAACAGTCCTGAGAACTTGCGCCGGGACCATATTGCTATGGCTGAATTAACTAGCTCGGTTATGCAGCTTCGGAAAGAAATGGATCACCAGCTACATATTCATAATGGTAAGCATATACCTGTAGCGAATGAAAGGGTAGGAACATGATCCAAGCATTGATAGGTCCGGTCACCGGGCTTCTTGATAAGTTCATCGAAGATAAAGATCAGAAGAATAGAATCGCTTTTGAGTTAAGCACGATGGCGGAACGTCACGCGCAAGAACTCGCTAAAGGTCAACTAGAGGTAAACAAAGTTGAAGCCGCATCTCGATCTGCTTTTGTTGCTGGATGGCGTCCGTTTGTCGGATGGACCTGTGGCGTTGCTCTTGCTTATCACTTCGTTATTCAGCCATTGATTTTGTTTGGCGTGACTGTTGCTGGCGTAGAGATGAGTCCTCTGCCAGCTTTTGATATGGATACGCTTCTAACGGTTCTGCTAGGTATGCTCGGATTAGGTGGACTTAGGACGTTAGAGAAGACGAAAGGGGTATCTAAGTAATGGCAAAAGCAACTGTCGGAACTGTATGGCGTCCTATCCCGGTTAAAAAGAAAACTTCGATTGGACAATCACCATTGAGTCGCCCAGCAAATAAACACAAGCGTAAGTCGTGGAAGAAATATCGAGGCCAGGGCAAATGATGGAACTATTGCGCCAACTCCTCGAACATGACGAAGGTTGTGTTTATGAGGTTTATAAATGTAGCGAAGGCATAGAGACGCTAGGCATCGGGCATCGAATAGTACCGCAAGACAAGGAATTTGGATGGCCTGTTGGAGCGCCAGTTAGTGAAGAGCGGGTTGCAGAGCTATTCAAGCAAGATGTGACGATAGCCCTAAACGATGCAAAATGGCTAGTTCGAGATTTCGATGATTTGCCTGAAGCGGCACAAGTAACGGTTGCATCACTTTGCTTTCAATTAGGTCGATCACGCTATTCTAAATTCGTAAAGCACTTAGCAGCTATCGAGGCTAGGAACTGGAAAGCCGCAGCGGATCAACTCAGAGATAGCAAACTATATAAGCAAGCAACCAATCGCACTGAACGCCACGCTAAACGGCTAGAGGCTATTGATTAGCGCCAAGCATATAGGCACTGCTGGCGAGCACTTAACTTGCAGCGTGTTATTCGGGTTCGGTTGGAGTCCATCTATCATTGATGCTGAAGGAATGGATATTGTCGCTGTTAAGAATCAGGACATTTTACGAATACAGGTTAAGTCGACACTAAAAACAAACGATAATTGGTCTTATCAATGGCAAGTCAGCAAGAGCTTACCAAAACGACCTCTAACCATCGAAGATTGCGATATTGTTGCCTGTGTCGCTCTCGATATAAGAAAAATCGCATTCTTCCATATTGAAAAAATCAACAAACAAATCACTCGACGATTGTCGGTTTCAAAAATCAATGCTGACGATATCGAAGATCGAACCTGGAAAGAGGCGCTTTCTTTAACTAATCTGGCTTAGTCCATACTTCGTATAAAGTGTGATCGGAGTGAGGTCGATCCCAAATTGATATAGCCAATGCTCTATCCGGTGACCCTCCCTTTTGCAAATAATCCTCACGCCAAGTCAGGTTAATAAACCTCGAAGGATTGTGTCGCAGCTTTTGCTCATATCCCTTCTGGCAAGCCCACAAACGCTCGGGGCAAATCAAAGCCATCCTCTTAACGCCAATCTCGAAAGCATGATCGATAAATTGTCTTATCTGCTTAAATGGCGGGTTGGTTATAACGTCCGGTCGTCTTGCAGTTTTCCAATCAAAGAAATCATAACCTGACATTATATCGTGGCTTAAAACATCGACATCGAAGCACTGTTCGATTGCCTCTGCAAAACGACCATCGCCAGCACAAGGTTCCCAAACATTTAGATTATCCCAGTTTAGGTTGTGCAGTAGTGAAGCAATTATTAGGTGTGGCGTTGGATAAAAATCAGTAGGATGCCGCATTATTCCTCAACAGCCTTAAAGCTAATTGTCGAACTACGCACTGTCCTAGCTGGCTTTGCTGGCGTTGTTTTCTCCGGCGTGGCTTTATAACTACGCATACCCCACTTAAGCTTATAATGCGTATTGTCGATCAACCCATGCGCGGTTTCATGCATACCCATCAAGTTCATCAGGATTGATTGCGCCTCATCGATCTCAGCTTCAGCCATCTTCTTTCTATTGGTAGCATCGACAAGCTGCTTTAATGCATCGGCGTGAAGACCGCTTTTAGGGATCATTACTTCTGGCGCTTCTGGTTCGGCTCTAGGGTATGCAGTGACGCCATCTTTGGAATTTTCGAGCGGGAATACATCACCATCATCGAGGCGGTTGTAGAAGTCTTTGAGTTTGAATTTGATTTGCTCGATAATCTCTTCGTCTCGATAGTAAACAGCAAGACGCAGATCGATGCCTCGATACAACGTAGCGACGCAACCCCAGGTCCAACCAGTGCAAAGCAACTGAGCTTGTAGCTGCAATGGGCCTCTCCAGGGTGGTGGAAATATCTCAGGACCATAGCTAGTTAATTTAGCTTCAATAACACCAGGGCCATTAAGGATCATCTGATCGCCACCTTGAGGGAAAACAGCGACATCATTTTTAACAGTTAAATTGTCGGCATAAGCACTAGCATCGAGGCTTGCTGCTAAATCGACGCCATCTGCAAAAAATGGTTTTGTGTGAAGCGTTTCTAAATCACGCACTCTTAAACGCTCTGCTGCTTTCTCTAAAATATGCGGCTCGAAGGTATTACCCCACTCAGCAGCTTCTCCGGCTTGGTACTCATCAGGAACACCATCGCGGTAATTGCGGATTGAGCGCAAAAGGCCATTCGGAGTGGTGTAAGGGCTGCAACCAAACAAAGATGGCATTTGAGACGCAGATACTTTGTCGTTGGGCGTAATTTTACCAACCATAACTTTTCTCCCGATTTTTGGTTTAAAGAGTATATACTAAAAGAAATGGTGCGGGAGAAAAAAATGAAGCCGGGTGGAGGTAGAGCAAAAGGCGCTGCTTATGAGCGAGAAATCGCTTCGATCTTGCATGGTTTAACTGGCGTTGGTTTTAAGCGCGACTTGGAACAATACAGATCAGCATCGAGAGGCGATTTAGTTCCTGATGATCCTGATTTCCCATTTGTGATCGAGTGCAAGCGATATGCTTCTGGAACTACA